CAACTAATGGCTCAAGTAGTAGTTTAGGTATTAGTAAACCATTTAATCCTGCACAAAGTACTACATTGCGTATTGGTTACGCACAGAACTCTGGAGCACAAATTACAGTTCGTATTAGTACTTGTCGTGCAACAGGACATGATTTCTTGAGCATTGGTACTGGAGGATTCATTACCAGTAACTATCCAAACCAAATTTATGGTAATGCTGTTATTGCGGCTAGTCAAGGTAATCAAGTTTTAGAAGAAACTACAGGTCGTGTATTCTATGTAAGTACAGACGAAAACGGTATTTTCCGTGTAGGTCGATTCTTCGAAGTTGACCAAGGTACTGGTACTGTTACATTCTCAGCGTCAATTGCGTTGAGTAACTTAGACGGTTTAGGATTTAAGAAGGGTGTTGTTATTACTCAATTCTCAACTGATTCTACTATGACTGGTAATGCGTCTGACGTTGTACCTGTTCAATCAGCTATACGTAGTTTCGTAGACTATAGATTAGGTTTAGATTACAGCGGTAACACCGTTGCAACAGCTAGTTTAATTGGTCCTGGTTATCTAGCACTTAATGGTGTGTTAGCCATGAAGGGTAACTTGAACATGTCAAGTTACACTATCGGCAACTTAACTATGGCTAGTAGTGGTGTTAGCCAATACGATGCGGCTAATAGAGGGTATGTTGATAGTTTAGCAAATGGTTTAAACAATGTTTATAAACTAGCAGATATGGCTATCAAAGCCGCTGGTAACTATAATGCGTTTAGCGTAAGCCCAATACAAATTACAGTAACAGGTGTATACGGTACTGTATTACCTGGCATGTACGTTTACAGTTCAAACAATGCATTTACTAATGGACAATACGTAACTGCTGTGTCAACAACTGCTGGTACTATCTATACTGGTTCAACTGTTATTGCTACATTAAATGCAACATATAACGGTAGTACACCAAGCGGCACAATTACATTTACTAATCAAGTTGCTGGTAACTTTATGGTATACGACAGTGTACTAAGCCAATGGACTAATATTGCTCCACCAACTGGTACAGCTAATAGTAATCAGGTTTCCATTGCATATACACATGGAACACCTGGATACTTAACAGCAACTATTCAGTCAAGTGTAATTGTTGACAGCATGGTTAACGCGGCAGCGGCAATCCAAATGAGTAAATTGTCATTACAGGCTGCAAGCACACTAGCAACTGCACCAGTGTCGTATACTCAAAGTAGTTTAGGTCTATCAGTGTTCAACAGCAATGCATTTACTACAACATATGGTTGGGTAGATCATTTAACATCAACTAGCACATCGACTGGTATTCAATTGAGCAAATTGGCTTATATCAGCAGTGGCTATGTATTAGGAAACCGCAGTGGTAGTGCCGCAAGTCCAGCATTAATCACTCCAGGTAATGTAGTTACAGACGGTGATGGTATTAAGAATGCATCATTTAATACTGCAAACTCAGTTACAACTAATGCAAGTTCTAATGTTATGCTAGTACTGTACGATGGAAGCAACACTAGTAATAACACATATGGTGTAATTGGTATTACTTCTTCTGGAACAGGAAATAAGATTGTTAAAACCGACTCTAGCGGTAACATTTACGCTTCAACAGGTTTTTATGTTGCTGGTAATAAATTTGTAGGAAGTGTCGGTAGTACTGTAACTTACTATACACCGGGGCAATTTGCCGCAATAACTACAACTGATGTGAGCGGTAGTGCAACTACAACAGTTAATGGCACATTAAGTGCTCCAGGAACACTTATTGCCACAACAATTGAAACTGGAGCAAGTGTTAGTACAACCGGTACTATTACTGGACAATGGAGTTTAGGCAGCCTAAGTTCATTTGATGCTAGTGCTGGAACATTAAAATCAACTACATTAACTACAGGGGGTTCTGGAACAAACGGTACATTTACCGGTTTGTGGACATTTAATCAAGCTACAACTTTCTCAGGACATATAACCGTCGAAGGTGTAACTAGTACAGGTGCAAGTGGTACTGGCAATATTATATTCTCGTCAAGTCCATCAATTACTAGCCCATCAATTAGTAATCCAACAATTACAGGTCATCCGACTATTGAAGGTGTAACTAGTACTGGTTCTACTGGTACTGGAAATATTGTATATGCTACAAGTCCAACTATTGGCAATCCAACATTTACTGGTACAGTATATACAACAAGTATCAGTACAGGTAGTCCATCAACTACTGGTACATATACTGGTAATTGGAGTGTTAATGGTGTATTTGCGGCAACCTACGCTGACTTGGCAGAGTACTATGAAGGCGATCAAGATTACGAACCAGGTACAGTATTGGTATTTGGCGGTGATAAAGAAGTTACAACAACTACCCAAATTAACGATACTCGTAGTGCTGGTGTAGTTACAACTAATCCAGCTTATGTTATGAACCGTGAACAAACTGGTATTAAAGTTTGTATAGCACTAGCAGGTCGTGTACCAGTTAAAGTAGTTGGTCGTGTTAAGAAAGGTGATATGTTGACTACAAGTGCTACAGCTGGATACGCTGTTAAGGCACTAACACCAACATTGGGTTCTATCATTGGTAAGGCTTTAGAAGATAAAGATTACGGTGAGGCCGGAGTTATCCAAGTAGCTATAGGAAGAGTATAATGACACAGCAAACTATAAACATTGGCTCCGGCCCAAACGATTCCACTGGGGATCCGATACGTACTGCGTTCAGTAAAGTAAACAACAACTTTACTGACTTGTATCCCCAGACTATACCTCCTACGCACAGCACAGGTAAATCTGGTGATACTGCTGGTATGATGGCGTTTGATGGAACTTATATCTACTATTGCACAGCATCTTATACCACAGGAACAGCTAACATTTGGGTGCGACAAACATATCCAAGCGAAACTTGGTAAATACTAAAACGAGCAGAATAAAATGACCCAACAAATAATCAATTTAGGAACTTATGCAAACGACGGTACTGGCGATGATTTGCGTACAGCTTTTACTAAAGTTTCAGCTAATTTTACAGATTTGTACACACAATTAGCAAATTTAAATGGCCAAAATATTGGCTCAGGCCAGGGAATTTTTTCAGCAGATGTAGCTGGAATAATGAGTTTTAAATCCATCACTGGCGGTAATAATATTGTAGTAACATCAACATCTAATACTGTTAATATTGCTAGCACAGCTATGTCTAACGTAGTAAACGATACAGCACCGCACTTGGGTGGCGATTTAAATTTAAATGGGTACAATGTTACAGGTGCAGGAGATGTAGAAACTACAGTTTGGGGCATCGACGTTAGAGTATTAAACACACAAATTCAAACAGCACTAGCTACTGGATTTGGAGATCAAGGAACATTTAGTGCTCCTTTAAACAATTTTGATTTAGGAACCTTTTAAGGTAGGAGAAATATATGGCATTGCAATTAAGAAGAGGGACAAACGCTAATAGACTTACTATTACTCCCGCCCAAGGTGAACCAGTATATAACACTGATACAAAAACACTTTATATTGGTGATGGTGTAACAGCTGGCGGTAATCCAGTAAGCCCTGTTACTACTGTAAACGGATTAACTGGCAATGTTTCCTTAACAACAGATACTGTTGGCGAAGGTTCGCACAACCAATATTTTACAACTACACGAGCAATCGATGCAGTAGGAACAGCTCTTGCTGGAGGAACATTGACTGGTATAGCAATTAGCTACAACAGTACTACACATGCTATTACTATTACTAATACAGTTTCAGTAGCTAGTGGTGCGGCTGGTGCTTTAGGCTATTATAGTCGTACTGGAACTGCGCTAGTTGGTACACAAAGTTTACAATGGAATGAAAGTACAAATACACAAACTATTATTAATGGTCAATTTTTAAATCAACAAAATGTTACCGGAGTATCTGCTATTAGTTTAGAAGCTTTTAACACTGCTACAGGAAGTGCTGGCGGCGGTACATTGGCTTTGCGTAGAGCGCATGGATATAACTTAGGTCCAGCGGCAGTTACAAACACCGATTATCTTTATAACATTTTATTCCAAGGCCATGACGGAACTGGATTCCAAAATGTAGCAGGTATTAGTGCAAGTGTTAGCGGTGGTGTAACTACTGGAATAGTTCCTGGACTATTACAATTTTTTGTTACAGATACCAGTGGTTCTTATCAGCCAAGAGCGGCTATTCTTTCAAGTGGTATTTTTACCATAGGCCCTTCTGCTACTACTCAAGGCGGTTCAGGTGCATTGTCTATTAGACAAACTACTAGTGCATTTGGTAATCCAGCTATTGTATCAAGAACTTATTTTAGCGACCAATACGGATCTGCTATTAGCTTAAGAAAATATAGAGGAAGTTATGCATCACCAACTGCTGTTCTTTTAGGAGATCAGATAGGAGCTATAACAACAAGAGCATACGATGGTGCAAACTTACAAGGAACAGGTAGTATACAATTTCTTGTAGATGCCGCACCTAGTGCTAATATTATTCCCGGTAACATCAGTTTCTTCACAAGTAATTCAGCTGGCATAGAAACTTTGGCAGCAAAAATTGACAGTAGCCAACAATTAACTACCTATGGAAATGTTACTGTAAACGGTACTTTAACTGTAAACGGTACTACAGTTACTACTAACGCAACAAGTGTTAGTGTCGAAGACAAATTAATGAAATTAGGTCGATTAACTAATTCATCTGTAAGTGCTACTGGTGAAATTGGTTCTATTACTGGCACTGGGCCTTGGACTGCTACTATTTCAGGAATGACTAGTACAGTTGATTTAATTGTAGGTAGCAGTATAACAGCTACCGGTTCAGGGTCTACTGGCACTATTACTGTTACTGCGGCATCAACTAGTACAGCAAATTGTACCGGTGGAGCAATTAATGGCACTCAGTTTACGTTAAGTGGAAATATTACAGGATCATTTGTAATCGGTATGCAGTTATCAGGTGGAAACGTTGCACCTGGTACATATATCGTTAGCGGGTCCGGAGCTAATTGGGTTGTTAATAATAGCCAAACTGTTTCATCAGAAACTATTACGGGTACATTAAATGTACTTACTGCAAATTCAACTGCTAGTTTAATACCAGGATCTACACTTACACTTGCATCTTCATTTGGTGGGTTATCAACTAGCACTACATATTATGTAACATACATTGCTAGCAGTACTCAATTTAGTTTAAGTTCATCATTTGGTGGTAACAACTTTACTTTAACAACTGCTACAGGAAGTGTAACAGCTACTTATGGATCTGGTAGTTTAGGATCTGGTGGAACTTATATAGTTGCTAGTATTCCAAGCTCAACTAGTATTACATTTACTGCAACCGGTGGCACTACTCCAGTTGCAGGTCCTGTAACAAATATTGCTACTAGTGGTGCTACCGATATTACTGCTAGCGGTGGTGGTGTATTAGTATATGGAACTAGCAATAAATCAATTACTTGGAGTGCAACTACTACAACTGGTGGAACAAATACAGGTTATTGGAACAGCACAGACAATTTAAATTTAGGCGGAACTAGTTTAGGTTATTATATCAATGGAACTGGTGTATTAACAACTAGTTCAGTATTAGCTAATGCAACAACGATAACAGTAGGTGCCGCAGGAGCAACAGAAAATATTGGTGCTAGTACCGGCAACAGTACATTAAACATTTATGGTAACGGTACATCAGGAACAGCCGCTATCACTACAAATGTAACTACTGGTACAGCAAATTTATTTGCAGGTGTTACCGGTAATATCAATTTTGGTGGTATTACGTGGACTGGAAGTGGAAACTCTGCACTAATAGTTAGCAACGGTGGTTTGCAATTTAGTAGTGCTAGCTCAGTAGCGGCTGCTGGTACAAATCAAGGTACTGCTACACAATTATATGCTGACAACAACTTTATAACCAGCGGTACTGGTGGCGTTGTATTGCCTGCGGCTACTACAGGACGCGAAGTTTCAGTTACTAACAATACTGGCGCATCAATTAATGTATATCCACAAGGCACACATACTATTGAAAGTGGATCGGCTGGTGTACCTACCGTGTTGCCTAACTTAGCTACAATTAGTTTAATGGCTAAATCAGGTAACAACTGGTGGACTATTCAACCAGTTTATAATGGTGGAACTGGTGTTTCTATTACTCAAAGTGCTAACGGTACTGTTACTTGGAATATTGGACAAGCAGTTAGTACAACCAGTAACGTAACATTTGCCAATGTACAGACAACCGGATTGACACTACGTAACGTGAACTTTATTGCAGTTGCTAGTACAGCAACTTATGCCTTAAGTACTACAACAAGCTACAACGTACTAGTAGTAAGTAATACAGGTTTAACTGTAACTGTAACAATGCCTCCGAGCCCAGTTGATCAACAGCTATGTAGTTTTACTATTGCATCTAATACTATATCAACACTTAACATGACTGCTGGACCAACAATTATACCTCCATTTACAGGTACTAGCAACGTAACATCAGGAACAGTATATCAATATGTATATCGTGCAAGCACAACCACTTGGTATAGAAATTAATCCTAATGGAGAATAGTCGATGGCACTAAATGTCTGGACACAAAACAGCGGATATAGTTTTGGTAGCTTTCCAGAAAGCATTGCTATCAATCAGGAACTGCCTGTTATACAAAATATTTCCGGAATTACCTACACAGTAATTAGCGGAGCCTTACCTGGTGGTTTAATAATCCAAGGTACAATGATTACCGGCAATCCGTATATTGTTGCCAACAATACAACTTTTAGTTTTTGTATTCGTGCTAGTTTGAATGGTCAAATAAGTGATCGAACTTTCTTTATGACCATCACTGGAACTAATCTTCCAACATTTGTTACCAGCCCTGGAGATTTACCAATCGGACCTGGAAAACAACTATATGTGTTAGATCAAACACATGTCAATTATCAAATTGAAGCATTTGATTTAAGTACTGCTGTCGGCCAAACATTAACTTATTTTATTGGTAGTGGTGATGGTGCGTTACCAAATGGATTAACATTAAGCTCTAGCGGTCTTATTTCAGGATACATAGAACCTGTAGTTAAAATAACACCAGAAGATGGCGATGGTACATACGATGCATCATTTTATGATCGTGTAGCTTATGACTTTGCCACAGCACCTAGCGATGGTTTTGATAGTTACAAATATGATGATGTGTTTTATGACTTTAATTTAGCCAATGCACCTCCTACTACATTAAATGCAAACTATCAATTTCGTGTTACATTAACAGATGGTGTTAATTATGCACAGCGTATTTTTAAAATATTTGTAGTTGGTACAGATCAGTTCCGTGCCGACAACTTGGCATTTAATGGGTTAGCTGATAGTTTTAGCAGTGATGCTACATATCTAAGAGCTCCAGTATGGATTACTGATAGCAACTTAGGCACTTTTAGAGCCAATAATTATTTGACTGTACCTATTGCACTGTATGATACATTGGATGTGTTGTTTAGATTAGAAACTACTAATGAAGAAGTTTATTGTACAAGTGTTCAAGTATTACCAACAGACAATATAATTCCTGTAAATTTTGCAGGAGATTTGACTATTAATAGTACAACCATAAACAATGTTACTGATATTGGATTTTTAACTGTTGGCCAATCAATTAGAGGTACTGGAATTACTAATGGCACTACAATCACAGCTATTGGTTCTACTAGTATTATGATTAGTCAAGTAGCAACATTAACAAGATCACAAACAAGTTTATCGTCAGGCGGTGACCAATTAACTATCACTGCTGTTAACGGAATCCCTGAAATAGGACAATTTTTAACATTCGACAATTATTTAGATAGCGCTACTGGTACAACTTATCAAATTGAAAATGTTACCGCACTTTACAATAATCAATACAGATTACAACTATATGTACCGCTCGAGTTGAATATTCCCAATGGTACGGCATTCTATATTGGATCATTAAGTGAACTACCTCCAGGAATTAATTTCGATGTTGGTACTGGCGATATTTACGGACAACTTCCATATCAACCGGCTGTTACTGAAACATATACATTTACAATTACTGCTACAAGATTAGGCAATAACATAAGCGAAGAATTAAATGCTAGTAAAACATTCAACATAAGCATTGTTGGAGATATTGATAGTGTTATTACTTGGAATACTCCAAGTAATTTAGGCATTATTCCAGCAAATTATATCAGCACACTAGCAGTTAGCGCAACTTCTACGGTACCAAATGCTACAGTAATTTATGAATTGGAAAGCCTTGCAGTGACCAGTGCTACTGGAAACGGTACTACTGCTACCTTGTCATTTACTCCGCAAGCCACTAATCCATTTGGTATTGGAAATATTATTCAAGTAGACAACGTTGTTCCGGCAGGATATAATGGTATTTGGAAGGTAACAGCGTGTACAACTAGTACTGTAAGTTTTTTAAATAGCACACTCGGAACTCTAGTAGTTGGAGGGTATGTTAGCAAAAATGGTTTACCTCCCGGCCTAACATTAAACCTAGACGGAGAAATTACTGGGACTACAAATCAATATTATAATCCTAGCACTGGCGAGTTAGGCCTTACTACATTCGATAATGGCAGTGTAACATTTGATCATAATACTTCTACCATAGACAGAGTGTTTACTGCAACTATAACTGCTAGAGATCAGTTTAATTATAGCAGTATTACTAGAGATTTTACAATTACTGTCGATACTCCTAATTCAGTAGCCTACAGTAATATTATAACCAAACCATATTTAAAGTCAGATCAAAGAAGTGCATTTAAATCTTTTATTACCGATCCTACAATTTTTACTCCTAGCAGTATCTATAGAACCAATGACGAAAATTTTGGAATACAAACAGAATTAAAAATGTTAGTCTATGCAGGAATACAAACACAACTGGCAGCGGCCTATGTTGGCGCTATGGGTTTGAATGTAAAGCGTAAAAGATTTCAATTTGGAAATGTTAAGAAAGCTATAGCTGTAGATCCTAATACCGGTAATAGCGTTTATGAAGTCGTTTATGTTCAAATGTTAGACCCTTTAGAACCAAATGGGAAACATTTACCGTTGTCTGTGACTGTTAATCCTGGATTCGATAGTGAGTATATTACTGCGGATAATAGCACAACCTTTTACAAACAACAATCTGGAGATTTAAGTAGTACCGCTCCTAGAGACCCTAGAGATATTCCAGAAATTACAATTGATAGCACGGGTTACGAAGTTAGTAATCCTAATTCTGACAAGTATTATCCAAATAGTATAACCAATTGGCAAACTAGATTAAGCGGTCAAGGTAATCCTGGAACTGAATTCGATAGTCAAACAATTTTCGACTATGGCAAAACTTATTTTGATAATGTAAAAACTGAAAGAAATTATTTGCCGCTTTGGATGCGTAGTGTACCTGCTGGCGAAAAACAGCAATTAGGTTACACACTTAGTATTCCTTTATGTTTTTGCAAGCCAGGAACTGCTGATAAAATACTTTCAAACATAGAATTTAGTAATTTTGATTTTAAAATCATAGATTACACAGTAGATCGATTCATAATAGATAGCGTTACTGGTTATTTAGGAGATAAATACCTAGTATTCAAAAACGATAGGATAACCGTATGACAAGTAATATAAACTATGCCTCAATTAGCACAACTTACCCAGTAGCAGGGCAAGACAACGACAGTCAGGGATTTAGAGATAATTTTACAAATATTAGCACAGCTTTGGCAACTGCTAAAACAGAAATATCAGCATTGCAGACAAATGCTGTACTTGTTGCTAATTTAGCTGATAACACCACTGTAACAAATAATTTACTAGGTAGCTCAATTACTAATGCGTTATATTCACAGTTTAACGGTATATTCTTTAACGGCGGATCAGTTACTACTAGTGCAAATATCAATTTAAATAATGGCCCTGTACAACAATTCACTGCTGGCGGCAACTGTACATTAACATTTACTAACTGGCCATCATCTGGTTATAGTGTAATAAAAGTAATTCTTTATGGAGATCAGGTAGCTCCTAGAACAGTTACATTATCAACATCAAACGGTGGATTAATTAAACCTGCAACAGGTTGGGCCAACGGAACTGGGTTGCCAGCAACAGTTACAGTAGGGAATGGCGGCAAATATGAAGTTATAGAAGCTTGGACTGTAAATGGTGGTGCAACTGTTTTTATTAAGAGTACAGGCGAATATTAATGCATCCGTTAGCTGGTACATTTGAAAATCTAAAAGATAGTGAGGTTGAGGAGAAAATCACCGACCTCACTAAAAAGTACTTTATGACTAACAATCCAGAAATGAAAAAGCAGATAGCTAGTTTACTTGAAGATTATAAACAAGAAATTGGCAAACGCAGACAACTACAGCTAAACAAAATTTTATCAAAAAACGAAAAAAGCATTGACAAACTAGTCAAGGTCAGTTAATATATAGGCTATGCGCCTAGATAAATTCGGTAATCCTATTTTTAATTCACAAGATATATTCAAATTCCTTTATCAAGGAAAACTTACTAACCTCAAAGATATTATGGTTGATTATACCGAAGAAATTGAACAGTTAGAACAAACAGCTGGATTTACATTCCAGAGATTTAACGAGCAATTAAACTCTATCGATATTGCAGATTTTGATTCTGCACTACAAAGCGATTGGTTTATGCCTCCTGAATACAGAGATTTCGATGTTAAGGAGTGGTGCTTATCACGCTGTACCACTCAAGAGCAAACAAACCGCGTAGAAGCCGAAATATCAGCTTATGAAGAACGCGGTATGATTCCATTACTACAATGGACTAAACATTTTGTAGATACTTGCAACTCTAACGGTATTGTTTGGGGTGTAGGAAGGGGTAGTAGTGTAGCCAGTTTTGTACTTTATTTGCTAGGCGTACATCAAATAGATTCTGTCAAATATAATTTAGACTGGCAGGAATTCTTGAGATAAGTAATAGTATATTTAAGGAGGCTTATTATGCCAATGAAAGAACAACAAAGAGCAGTTTATCGCAGTGCCCGAGGCAAAGAAGTTGATATGGCTAAACTGGCTCTTCAAAATGAACTTACACCTGCTGTAGGTAATATGAAGGTAAATGCACGTGGTGATAAATTAGGTGCGGGAGGAGCAATTATTGCGCCTGCTGTAACTGCTACTATAGTACCAGAGCAGTTTGCTAAAAAAGATGTTAGCAATATGGATCCGGAAGGAAATGAATAATGGCTGAATCAAAGGGCATAGGCCATCAAGGCTATTCTTCTAAGATTAAAGGAAAAATTGTTCCTATTCGCGATAATGTACTAGTTACAGATATGAATTTTGGCGAAAGAAAAGTAGGCATGTTTGTCTTGCCAAGCGACGATGGAAAAACAGAAGGTGTTCGCCATCGTTGGGCAAGAGTTTGGGCAATTGGTCCTGAACAAAAAGACGTCAAAGTCGGCGAATGGATTTTGCTAGAACATGGGCGTTGGACACGTGGCATGACTGTTGAAGACGAAAACGGCAATGACATTGTTATTCGCCGTGCCGACATCAAGGCTATTTTGATAGTTACTGACGAAGAGCCTGGGGATAACACATATGGTTCACATACTCAATCACAAGGTCAGGTATTTACACCAGACATGTTCGCACGTTAATCATTCGAGCAACAGGCCTCTAGACAAGGCCTGTTTTCACCTGTACAATAAGCAAAACAAAGGAATCTTATGAAAGAACTATGGGTAGAAAAATATCGTCCTAAAACTGTCGATGGGTATGTATTTAGAGATGATAGTCAAAAGAAACAAATTAAAACTTGGATTAAAGAAGCTAGTATTCCGCATTTGCTACTAAGCGGTAGTCCTGGTATTGGTAAAACTACTCTAGCAAAAATTCTTTTAAACGAAATTGAAATTCCAGAATTTGATGTGCTAGAAGTCAATGCTAGCCGTGAAACTGGTATTGATTTTATTCGTGAAAAGATTGTTCCATTCATTAGTATGATTCCTTTTGGTCCGTTTAAAGTTGTATTGTTAGATGAAGCAGATCGATTAAGTCAGCAAGCACAAGACAGTTTAAAAGGTATCATCGAAGAATACAGTAATCATGCAAGATTTATTTTAACTTGTAATAGTCCCAATAGAATTCTCCCGCCACTACACAGCAGATTACAACAGATGCATTTTGCAAGCATTGATCAAACAGAATTTACTGCTCGTGTAGCTACAATTTTAGTAGAAGAAAATATCGTATTTGACCTAGATACATTAGATACCTATGTAAAAAGTGTATTTCCAGACTTGCGTAAATGCATTAATCTAGTGCAACAAAATAGCGTAGATAGTGCATTAATCAATCCTAAAAACGAAGATAGTGGTGTTAGCGATTTTAGACTTGAAATGGTCGAATTGTTTAAAGCAGGAAAAATTCAAGAAGCACGTAAACTAGTATGCGGTCGTGCTAGACCAGAAGAAATAGATGATATCTATCGTTGGCTATATGACAATGCGGATTTATTTAAGGACCCGGACAAGGCAATTCTTATTATCAAACAAGGTGCAGTTGATCACAGTTTAGTAATCGATCCAGAGATCAATTTAGCGGCTACCTTGATAAGGTTAAATTATTTGTAATTTAAAATGAATAATATTCTATCATTATATAATATTACCAAGTTTCCAGTATTAATTGTTTCGTCGCCCCGTTGCGGGAGTGGCGCATTAGGTCATGCTTTAGAACAAATGTATTCAACAGTATTTTTTAATGAGCCTAATTTCGAACCTGAAAGAATGCAAGAGTTTTTAAATTATGCAGGGTGGCATAACAACTACATATTAAAAATAATGGGTAGCTCAATTCCTAGTTTTCCTAAGGAATTACAAGAAAAGTTTTTTAATAGAACATTTTTTACAATTAAATTAAAAAGATCTAATCTTGTAGATCAAATAGCTAGTCATTATGTTGCAAATAAAAGAAATAAATGGCATTATTTTTCCAATGAAATAAATGGTTTTGCCGATACTAAAATAGATATTGATATAAAAGATATTAATACCAGTATTGAATGGGTACAGGATGATATCAATATTATTAACAATTTACCTAAAGCTGATTTAAATTTCACTTACGAAGAAATATCTTCTCATTTTCCGTTGCAAGTCCCTGTAGTTAAAACTCCATATCCAACAAACTATGATGAAGTATTCAAGGCTGTAACTAATCGGTATGGAGCTGAAAGGATATTAATTATGGGGTTACCAGGATCAGGTAAAACAACTTTGGCTAAAGAACTAGCACAGAGATTGCATACAATACCGTTCAACGCCGATGAAGTAAGAGCTAAATTTAATGATTGGGATTTTAGTCCCGAAGGCAGGATTAGGCAAAGTCATAGAATGAAGGAATTATGCGATTCAAACAATTCAAGATTTAACATTGCCGATTTTGTAGCACCTTTACCCGAAATGAGAGGAATCTTTGATGCCCATTATACTATATGGATGGACACTATAAGTCAAGGCAGATTTGAAGATACTAATAAAATGTTTGTACCTCCATCTAATTACAATATCAGGATCACAACAAAAAACGCAACAAAATGGGCGGCAATTATAGCCACCCATTTATTAGACAATCTAAGATAAACTTATCTTATTCTCCATAAACCGCTAACACCTCCTTCACGGCATTATGGCGTTCGATGTCCTTGGCGTCAAATTGAATAATATCAATATGTTCCAAATATTCTTTTTCCTCGAGTAGTTTGCAAAAGTCAATTAGACCATTATCGCTTAATCGGTCTGCTTGTGCCAAATCGCCTGTCACTACCATCTTAGACCCTTCTCCTAAACGGGTCAGTAGCATTTTCATTTGATTTACTGTGGCATTTTGCATTTCGTCTGCAACTATATATGCGTTTTTGAATGTGCGGCCACGCATGTAGGCCAATGGGCTTATTTCAATAACACCTTCCTCTAGCATGTTTGCTATTTCTTTCTTTTGATAGTATTCGCCCAAGACATCAAATATAGGTCTTGTCCATGGTGCCATCTTTTCATTTAAGTCACCTGGTAAAAATCCTAAATCTTCGTCTACGGACACGGCGGGTCTTGTTACCACGATTCTGTCAACTTTG